ATATGAAGTAAAGGAACCATTTCAACTAGGCCCTCTTCGATTAATCTTTCTACTCCTTCACGGCCGCCCACTTTGTCATATAAAGGAGCCAAAGTCCATTCAAGTTTTTCTTCAAGGCTTCCTTTTAAATATCCAATATCAGGTACATTTGCAACAGTCACATTAGGACGTACATATATAATTTTATTAAATATACCATCTTCAATATACTCAAGAGCTTGGTTGAGCATGAGGAAGTCCTTACCAGATCCATATACGCCACGTATTAGTTTTACTTTTGAAATTCTATTTTGAAGTAGATCTAAAGCTAAAACTTGCTAGTCGTTCCGTGGTTTTATAGGTTTTGAATATTTATTATTAATAGTTGGGAATAATACTTTCCTAAATTTACCATCCTAAAAGCAATATTTATCAACTACTTTCCCATCCATATCACTTACTAATAAATACTCATTCTCAATAAATTTTCCAGCTAAAGAATTAGGATCTGTATAAAAATTACTTAAATCATTATCTGTATAAACAAATTCTTTATAACCAGTATACACAAATTTCACCCCTTAAAGTAAAGCATTAATATCAGTTATAATTTCATCAACTAAACCTTTTTCTAATGCTTGGGGCGCGCGGACATACCAATCCTTCTTAATATGTTCTTCAACTTCTTCTTTAGTATATTTAGAGCGTTCAATAATAAAATTGACCATCTTTTCTACTTCTTTTTTATAGTCATCAATAGAGTTCATTATATTTTCAAAATCACCACTAAGTGCCGCGCTTCCTTTATGCAAAATAAAGTAGCTTGACTTTAGAGCTAAACGAGCATGGCAACTTAAATAGATAAGAGAAGCAGCACTTGCAACAAGACCGATAGCAATACCAATCACTGGAGTCTTAGACAATTCAATAATACTACAAATTGCGGCCTGTGCATCTAAATCACCACCGGGACTATCAAACAATAACCGGATTGGCTTACGATCCATTTCTGGAATATCTTTATCTTCTCTATTCCATTGCATAATATAATGTGTAATCTCATAAGTAAGTTCGCCAGTAATTTCATCATTAATCCAAATGATACGATTCTTTAAATCTCTATAATACTTAATGCTATAAGTATTTGGAAGTTTCGTATCAAATAAATCTTCTGGCAAATCAAATACAAATTCGGTATCATTCATAATAAATGTACCTCCTAATTTTTATTTATCAAAAATTTTGACATTATTAAGTGGGCAAAATACTATATAAATGCAAAGTATTAATAAGTTACATTATTTTTATATAGTAAATAAAAAATATTCACCACTTATTAATACAAGAAGGTGATTCTATGCTAAATTTAAATAGTGAAAAAACAATGGATAAAATTCTTATCATAATGTTTTGGACACTAATAGTATTTACTATCACAATGATTTTACTTTATATCTTTACAGGCGGGACACCTGATACTTTAATTATTTCTTTCTTTACTGCTTTCACTGGCGAGTGCGGTTTTATGGGTTGGATTAAAACAGTAAAAGAAAACAATAAAAGACGCGCTCAACAACTAGAAGATGAAAAGCGGCAAAGAGAATTAATGAAAGAAATGAATAATAATTAAGGAGGATGTTTTATGGAACACTTCAATTTTTGGATTCAAGCTATTATTTCTATTCTTAGCGGTATTGCTATACTCGTTCCTTTAATGGTCAAATTAGTTGATTACGTTAAAAAGAGTACAAAAGAAAAGAATTGGAATCAAATGCTGAAACTTGTCATGAATCTGATGGCCGAAGCTGAAGATAAATTCGATAAAGGCGCAGATAAGAAAGAGTGGGTTATGGGCGAATTAAAAGCTATGGCCAACACTCTAAATTATGACATTGATTGGGATGTTGTAAGTGACATGATTGATAAAATTTGTGATGTCTCAAAAGAAATCAATGTAAAATAAGGTGATATTATGACCTTACAAGAAGCAGTAAATAAACTATTAGATACCGCACGTGCCGAAATGAATTATCATGAAGGCTATAACAATTACATAAAGTACGCGCAAGGAAGTTGGGATAACCAATTCTATGGCTGGGAATTACAAAACCAACCTTGGTGTGATGTATTTGTAGATTGGTGCTTTTGTCAAACGTTTGGTTTACAAACTGGCGCAGCCATGACATATCAAACTGTTGGTAGCGGATCTGCTTTATGTAGCGCAAGTGCATCATTCTATGAAAAGAATAATGCCTTTTATAACTATCCACAACCAGGTGACCAAGTTTTCTTCTTTAGTGGTGGTGCTATAAACCATACTGGTCTTGTTGAATCAGTTATCGGTTCCAGCGCAAGTTGGACTAGCTTTACTACTATCGAAGGAAACTCAAGCGATCAAGTCGCGCGCAGAACATATAATCGTGGTAATAATAAAGTTGCTGGTTTTGGCAGACCAAATTGGAGTTTGGTCGCGCAAGGCGGAACTATTCAAAGTGTGCCAGTGTAGCAACAAGTTACAACTACTCAAAAAGCTCCACAAAAATACCAACCACATACTTACGATATAAAAATAAACCTTCTTAAAAAAGGAGATTATGGTCCACAAGTTAATAGTATGCAATCTTTACTAAATGCAAAAGGTTTTAAATGTAAAGTAGATGGAAAATTTGGTGATGATACTTTTAAAGCTCTGAAAGATTTTCAAACAAAAACTAATATTGAAGTTGATGGTGAATTTGGCTAGCAAGCTTTTACCGCTTTGTGGAACTATTAAGGATAAGTGATTAAAACCACTTATCCTTTTTCTTTTTCTTCGGCCCTTCCATCCAAAGTAAAATGTCCTTCGCGCGCGTGGCTCCAACATAATTTACTCTATATGTTTCATCGCCGCCCCAATTCTTTGGTTCCCATGCAGCAACATATGGAAATTCCAGACCTTTTGCGCTCCAATAAGTTAAGACTTTTACAGTATTAGAGTTCATTAACTCTTCAAGTTTTGACTTGTCAACTTCACCTTGACGAAAAGTTACCGTTGGGATACCAACTTTTTCAAATTTACTCTGCAAATCAGCAATTGTACCGTTTGTTGTACATAAAACAGCCCAATCTCTAAAATCCCCCTTGCGTTGTATCCAACCTTTTAAGTTATCAAAAGTAGCTTCTCCTTCCCATACAGTGCCGCCGTGCCGCATAGCAATAGAATCATCAGTCATAAAACTTTTTTGAAGAATTTTCTTTGCATATCTAAGAATATTGTCACCATTCCGATAATTTTCATTAAGACTATATACAGTTACATTTAAACCATTCATAATATTCTCTAGAATTTCTGGATCTCCACCACGAAAACTATATATGCTTTGACGCAAATCACCTACAATAAAAAAGGTATCTGGCTTTATCATTTCAAAAATAAATTTATATTGAGCTGGTGAACTATCTTGCGCCTCATCAAGTAAAATATGTTTAATATGTTTTACGCAAAAAGGATTCTCTTCAATACGTTCAAAAAACTTATCAAACTCTTGGCTTTCAATTAAATCACTTGTATCAATTCCATGAGAAAGTAAAAAATAATTTGCAAGGCCATGAATTGTGCCAATATAAATTCCATTTTTATAATCATTTGCAAGGCGATCCCGCATTTCTTGAGCAGCTAAATTTGTAAAAGTAATACAAACAATATCTGATGGATTAATACCATCGCGCAGCATTTTCCGGACACGTTCTGTAAGTACTGCTGTTTTACCTGCCGCGGCCGCCGCGTGAACAACAATACGTGGTTCTGGCGCGTTAACAATTTTTTCTTGTAACTTACTAAGTTTCATTTATTTACTCCCATCTTTCATATTTAACTATTGTTTTGTGCCATAAAGATCTATATAAAATGCTTCCCTTGATAATAGATTTTCTTTATCTACTTCTTCTATTATTTCAAAAGTATAATTCCAAAGCCCATCTTGCGCCAAGCGATTATGTAATGTTGCTCGTGCGGCGCCTTCAAGACCAATTGTAGTCTTGCAATGATTTTGCCAACGTGTAGATATATCAGTAGTTTTACCAATATAAGCTTCTCCAGTTTCTTTATTAGTAATCTTATAGATACCACTAATCTTGCGGCCACTCGTTACTCGTTTAATCATCTCTTGGCATGGCCGCCGTATAAATAATTCCCAAATAAGCTTAGGTATTACATCGCGATTATGAAGTTTTAAGTCCATTGACTATAGAAGTTTTATATCTTCTTGATCATTTTTTGGAATTTGAATAGAATAAAAATCTTCTTTTTCTTTTAATTCTTTTTCACGAAGTATAGCTTCATTTATTGAGTCTTGACGAATTTTAAAATCATTAAACTAAGACTATAATAATGCAATTTCTGTCTATAATTCTTCTTTCTTTTGTTTATAGATAGTTTCTGCCTATACATTTAATCTATTAAAATAAAGATTGATAGCTTCTTGTCTTTTTTCTTTTTCCTATTCAAATTTAATTTCTTCAAACTCTTTTTTACGTTGAAGTTCAGCATTTAAACGCCCTTGTTCTGACTTCAATAATCTATCTGTATTTTCTTTTGCTTCTTGCGCGCGTTCCTATTCAAGTTCGCGCTATTTTTTTAATTCACCTATATCATCTTCTAATTCGTTTCGACAATGAAGTAGATGATTATATTCTTCTTCCTACTCTTTTGTTAACTATTTTATATATTCTATATGCTATGCCGCGGCTTTCTAAATTGTGAGTCTTTTATTTTTTAAACCATCACAAATAAAAAGAATACCAACAATAAAAACTACAGCTGCCAATATCATTAGCATATAATTAATTAAAAATCCCATTACTCCTTTCACTCCAAAAAAAATATACATAGATTTCTATTCTATGTATATTATATCATATTTTTATTTAATTGTCAACTTTTAACTCAGCTTCATCTTCAACTATTTCCCAATGCATAACTTCATTATATAAACTATCAATCCATGTATTACCACCCATATCATGATAATCTTTATATAATTTTATAAAAGCCTTTTTATCACAATCAAGAATTTTTTTAAATGGATGATACTTATAATAAAGTCTATTCATATTATACCGCATTAAATCCATTTGAGAAACATTTAATAAATCAACTGATTTTTGAATTTTATCAAAACTATGCTACTAATCAAGAACCAAACCTTTTATTTCTTCAAGAGAATCAATAATATTTTCATGGCTATCATTTACCATTTCTGGTAATTTTTTCTCCAAAACTTTTTCTATATGTTTTTCTTCTGCTGTTTGAGCACGACCATGGAGGTCATCTACTGGTTTTTTTATAAAACCATAAATGTTTTTTACTGCAATAATAACTGCACTTACGAGAATTATTATATTGCAGACCTCCTATAGATTTATATTTTCAAACATTTTTATGGCCTCCACATAAAAATTAGGGCTAATTGCCCTTTAAATATTCACGATATATACGGTCATTATGCCATTTATCTTTAACTAAAAATTTAGATTGCAATATATCTGCAAATGTTTTTATATTTTGAAATTCCCATTCAGGAATACGATATAATTTTATATTATGTGAAAGCGCGAAGCTATTTTTTAAACGGTCGTTCTACTAAGCATGTGTAAAATCAGTTTTAGACTTATGAAATTTAGGAATCAGTTTAAAATGAAGCATCGAATCTATTTCAACCAATATATTAAAAGTCGGGAGATAAAAATCATATCGTAAAATTCCACTTTTTAATTCGGGAAAAGTTTTTTCTCGAACATATGGGATATTAGCAGATATAAAGATTTGTGCAAATCTATCTTCTACTTTACTCATATTTAAAAGTGGAATTTTACGATATTAACTATAAAGAAAAAATTACTTTATACCATAACGATCAAGCAATTCTTTAATTTCTGCATGTTTATATAACTATCTTTGATATATTTTGTTAATATTATTCCATAGCAGTTGCAAAGCTTCTTTTGTTTCATTAATACTTTCTTGTTTCTTCTATATAATTTGAGCAGTCTATGTAATTTGTTGTGGGGTAGGATGATCTTCATCTTTCCACACGGGTAATCCATAATCTTCTGGATTATATGGTTTTGTCTAATTTGAAACAAATTCCTATTTCATATATTTACCTCTTTATACATTTTTAATCTGTTTAATACTACATTCATGCCAAGGCTTATCAGGTCGCCATCCGAGCATTTTCCCATGACGAAGCGCACCGTCTGGCGTTAACTGCATAGCTCCAACTTCAATTACATGATGGATATAATCTTTATAGTTTGCCTTTACTTCATCAGTAAGCCCACTAAGATAACCAATACCAACTTCCTTATCTCCATCCATCAAACCAATTTCCAAACTACCAGCCCAATGATAGTAAAAAGGTTTTGTAACTGGAGAATATGGTTTACCTTCTGTAGAGGACTCATAATAATAATTTTTCTCTGGAAGCCGTTCACCAGTAGTTTCATTAATCCAATATTTCCAAGATTCAATTTCTTTACCAGTATAATATTTTGTTGGCGCAGCTGCTTTACCAGTAAAGAAACAATCAATTGATTCTCGAAGTTCTTTCTTAATTTTAAGACTCACGCGCGCGGGCGTCCGTTTGAAATATACTGGAGCATCTTTGCGCATAATCACCATGCCTTCGCGACCAGAAGCAAGATAATCTTGAAGCTGGTCCCAAAGTTTTTCACCTTCATAATACGTAGCCCATTCAATATATTTATTAGAATAACCATATTGAATATCACTGAGAAAATTTACTCGCTGTTCAAAAGGAACTTTAGTAAAATCACTCCCCGCCCAAGCCATCACATCAAAAATATAAAAATGAAGCTTTTGACCTTTCTCCTGCCGCTCGATACATCTATCTTTCAAACATCCAAGCAAGCCAGTGATTTTCTGGCTTCCCTCGTTACCAGGCAAATAACACTCAGAAAGTAGAACAGTTCCATTCGGCAAACCCTCCATAAAGTCATGAATCTGCGGCACCCAGGCAAGCTTTTCGGTGGCTTCACCTTTAACATTTTTACTGCGCGCGACCATAAAGCAGTTACCATCTTCGTCTTTAATAAGACGCTCATAGTAACCATCCACTTTGAGAGCACCGATATAATCACCAGAGAATACCATATTATGAGCTTCCTGATGGCGTTTTTCTGCTGAGGTTGCTGCGGTAAAACTCCAGTAACGCATACTTTCTGCATTTATCCAATCAATTCCTGCTACGTATCCTTTCATTAGTTATTAACTCCTTTCCATATAAAACCGCCATGCGGCTAACCATCTTTTAAACTACGCTATATACTAGATCTGATATATCCATTTCGTACCGCTTCTGCTGTAGATGGCCAGATCTAAATAAATTCTCCATCTTGTGTATACTATACAATCTATTTAGCTTTCGCCGCGCCAATAAAAACATTGGCTCTATCTTTTATCTACTAATGGTCTATACCATTTTTATTTAAATAATTACGTACTGTCTCAACATTTAATTTTGTAATTTTTACAATACGATTTACCGTTAAGCCTTCTTCCCACAAAGATAAAACTTCCTATACTTTATTATTTGTATAAGTTATATTTTCTTTTCCACCACTAGTTAAATTATATCCATTCTATAATGAATTATAATAATTTATCCAATACTATTCACGAGAATCTAATTCTTCATCAATACATTCTTCAACTTGGTCTATATAAAAATGCTCTTTTCCATATTTATGAATTACATCATCTATTAACTAACCATGATGACGAACATGCTCTTTCCAACGAACTTCAATAGACCTTGAAGTTTGACCAATATAAATCTTATCATTAATATCATTTTTTATTATGTAAATATATCCCATATTATCACCTTCATATATAAGTAATTTTCTTGAGATAATATTACAATATTTCAATGATTCTTTTCAACGCTTCATGGACTCATCTTATTTTATATATAAATTATATCATAAATTTAACTAAAAATCCAATCTAAGAAAGCCTGAGTTTTATTTTTAAAATTCTCAATGTCTCCATTGTTATAAATAGTCCAATTATAATCATAATTAAACACTTCTTCATCAGCATGATTAGAAGTTTCAATATCCTCATCCCCTGGCCGCCGTATAAGTACAGTAATAGCATTAAACTTTTCTTTTAGTCTTTGAATATGCTCTGGCTCTCGATCATCAATAAAGAATACATGCGGTTGATCACTAACATTATAATATCTTAAATCAGCTTCCCACATATCTAACCATTTAACAATATCAGTTACTGGCATATCATTATATTCTGTGCAAATATCTTTTAAATCACTTAAAAATTTTCTACTCTTTAAATCTTTTTCTCCGTTCCAACCAGCATACATAGCAATTTCTTTAACTTTATCTACTGTTGACCTACATTCACAGAAAGCCTCTCCAAGAATATCTCTTGCGAGCTTTTCAAAAGTTGTTTTACCAACTCCAGGCTTGCCATTAACAATTACAACTCTAAGTCCACTACTATACATTTTATTCTCCTTTTCTACCACGCAGAAGGCGCGCGGCCCATAAATTAAATGTTTCTTTATAAAAAATTACATATTCACCATCATATACTTGCCCAGGTTTTATATTTTGAATAACGTCTACCCAATTTTTACCATTGTCAAGCCATGATTGCATCCATTCTTTTTCTTTTAAAATAGAAATAATATTATCCATTTCTTTTTCATTACATTTATAAAAGCGCGCACGCATATAGAAATAATAAATATTTATTAAAGTATTAGTAATGAAAGTTTGACTTACTGCTTCATTTATTTCATGTAATTTTATTAGAGCTTGTACTTGTCCACGAATATAATCATTATGAGTTTTAATAAAGTATTCTTTATCTGGTAAAGAACGCGTTATAGAATTTTTGTTATCTCTCCAAAGATATACAACTTCTCCAATTAAACCTTTATTATCTGTAGAGTTCCAAGCTACAGCATTAAAATATGCGTCTTCATCGGTACGTAATCCTGAAAGAAATGAAATCTTTTTCTTTTGTAAAAAATCCACTTTATAAATTTTACCATGAAACCAAGTAAGTACATTATCGGCAGAGGACATCATTATATCATCTTTATCTTTAAATTCTTTAATAAAACTTCCTTGAACTATATCATAATCATGAGTTTTTGCATTCGTATATAAAACTTCTACGGCGCGCGGCATTAATATATCATCAGCATCTACAAACATTATATAATCACTTGAAGTACAATTCAATATATGCTGACGTGCCGCGCCAGCTCCACAATTTGTTACAGAAGTTATAACTTTAATTTTAAGCCCACGTTCACGATAACTTTTAATTATATCATCGTAATCTTCATTATCTCCATCTATAGAAAGACAAACGACAAAATCTTTATATGTCTATGCAACTAAAGAATCTAAAGTATTCGGTAAAGTTGCTTTAGCTCTGTATACGGGGATCCCTACTTCAACTATTTTAATCACCGTCCTTCCAATAAAAATTATAAGCTAATCTTTTTGAATTTATAACAGTAGAAAGTTGACTCTATACTGACTTTAAATTACTAGCATTTGTATACCCATTTTCTTTTAACCAATATGCAGCATCTTTCCTACTATCAAATGTTTGAATATATTCATTATTTTTATTATATTGTTTTATTTTTTTCTTTTTCCTACCATTTTCTAATCCTTCTAAATAATAATTAGGAGAATATTTAGTAATTATTCTTGGATCATTTTTTCTTTTCCATTGGAATCCGGCAGCGCTTTTCTATTTATCTGGATATAAAATACAATAACGAATATTTGTAGTTGAAGTATTTAAATTTTTCGCAGCTTCATAGACTGAATCCCATTCTTTAATAAAATTACCATCTAAATCATATTGTTCTATATGGTATCTTCTACCATTATATCCATCGCCGCCCCTACTCTCATTATAACCAAAATCTCTATCATAAGAATTATAATATTCTATCCAATATTTTTCTCTTTTATCTAGGTCATTTTCAGCACACTATTCTATTATTTCAAAATTAAAATTTTCAACACCATATTTTCTTAAAGCATTATGAAAATATATATTATATTCTTTACTGTTTTTATTAAGACTAGTGCTTTTGTGTGCCTACCATCTTTGATAAATATTAATAGACTAACCTATATAAATTTTATTATTAATTAAATTAGTGACTTTGTAAATACCACTAATTATTTCCATCCTTACCTCCAATAATCTTCATAAATATATTTAACCTTATCTGGCAGTTCACCAAAATGTCCACACACTTCTGCTGCAAACAATTCTGGCTCAATTAAAAATACTTCTTGCCCTTTAAACCACTTCGCATGTTTAAACTTCTTTACATATTTAATATATAAATATGTCCAAAAAGAGCAGTCCAAATAAAAATCTACATATCCACTTGCTATACTAAAAGAGTTCATAATATTTAAAAGCCACATATGTGTATAATCTTTACACTTAAATTGCTTAATTCCAAGTGGTTGTTTTCTCTCTTTCGCATTCCATACAAGCCAACGCGCGGCCAGCGTATTTATTGCATCATATCTATCATAATCAGGCATAATCACACCTCTATCTATTTTTATCTTTAATTATATTATACCATAAAGTTAGAAAGAAATCAAGTTTTTGGAATAGAATAAATATATATCCTACTTTAAAATTAGAGGTGAAAAATATGGCAAGAAAAAATAGAACAAAACCGGAGGCAAAATCTATGGATTTTTTAGATCAATTCGGCACCCCAGCAATTACAGAAGAACCAAAAGTTGAACAACAAGTAATTGTAGAAGAGCCTGTAGTCCCAGAAGAACCTATAGTTCCAGAAACACCGAAAACTTATAAAGTAAAAGTAACTCATCCTTCTCTACGTATGCGGCGTGCACCCAACACTCAAGCAGAAGTATATGGCTTAATCACAGATCAAGGTATATATGAAATTGTTGATGAAGCCAATGGTTGGGGTCAATTAAAAAATGGCTGTTGGATAATGCTTAGCTATACCGAAATAGTATAATAAATACCTCAGAAGTCAAACTTCTGAGGTTTGTTTTATTTTTCCATATACATTTGTTGCATAACTTTTATTTCTTTTGCATGGTCAATAAATTTTTGATGTAAATAGTCATATACAGCAAGCATAGAAGTTGGAGGCTCGCCTTCAGTTTTTCTTACGATTATAAGTGGAAATAGACGTAAAGTGAATATAAATTTTTGAAGAATTTTAAATTTATAAATTAAATTTTATAATTTTTATTTAATAAACAAAAAAATATGTCTTAAATTGCTGCTACTAACGATTCAGAAATAAGGATAACATTGTAAGGTCCGCCAGTTGCTGTTTTTGCTTTACCGTCACAACCTCCTACAGCGGGAGATGACCTTTATCCCACCACACGGGAGCCAGTAGTCTTTGGGATTATACGGCATTTCTGCCACACCCTTGAAGTCAAAGTCGTGTATCATTCATCCTCTAAAAGGCCACTGAGGCTTTTTTTTCGTCATCATCCATAAGGCTCCCTCAACTTTCATCTGTGTTGGTAGGTTTACCAAACATGTATCTGATTTGCTGGTTAAAGCCGCTGGTAATCGATGAAACGCCAGTAGCTGGTATCAAATACATGTTCCCGCTTACGGTTATTGCTATATTTCCTGCAAACTGGTTTGCATAATAAAAAGGGAAATATGCATTAGAGGCTGGTGTTATTTTTGCAGGAATTGTACCTATAACAGTGCTTGCTGTTATTTCAGGACTGAACATAAAATGAGCCGCATCAACAACTATTTCGTCATTAACCCGCCATATCGTCAGTTCTGTTGGACCTTCTGCTCCATCAAGCGACGTCATAGAGTTGAGCGAAACAGTACCAAGTGAGGTAAAAATAGTTTGACCTCCCCCAAGAATTGCATTTGCAATATAGCCGCCGAAATATCCATGACCGTCCTCATTCGGGTGAAGATTGTCGGACGTATATAACGCTGTATTTGCGCTTATCACATTATATAGATTCTTGATGACTATTGAAGGGAAATTCAACTGACGCTCACATGCAGAAATCGCGGCTGAATACCATTGTCTTGCTTTTTCTGGGAAATAAGACAAATTAGTGTTGCCGATACCTAAAACAATCAAAGCGTTTGGGAAAACAGTATGTGCCAAGTTTGCTGTGCTAACAACACCCTCGACAAACTGCGCTTGTGTTGATGTTGATAATTGTTGTCTATAGTCATTAACACCACCCACAATAAGTACAACACCTGTATTATTTTTCTGCTCGGTTGTCATTTGGGAATCTGCGGTATTAATCTGAGTGCTGAAAAGGTTTCCGCTCCGAATAAATCCAGAAGCGCCAACGCCAAAATTAAATTCAGTACAATCAAGCTTGTTTGCTACAATGGCTGTAAATCGCTTAGTCGGTCTGTCGACCTGTGCAATTCCAGTTCCTACAGTCCATGAGTCCCCAAAGCACACAAGATTATTGTTCGTTCTCTTAAACGCAGAAAAGCTTACGTCAATAGCATCCTACGCTGCCGCTGTGCGATAGGTAGATGGGACAGATTGCAAAGCGCTGTCAGCTTTTTCAAGACTTGTCTGCACAGCACTCGCAAAATCAGCCTTCGGGATGCCGTCGCTAGGCTTCTCATATTTCTTGGTGTTCAATTCGTTGATTTTATTCGTTAACACCTTATTCTATACTGGGTTCTAAGACGTAGTAGATAATTCATTATCAACTGGTGTGCCAGTACTTTGCCATGTATAAATTGGTTGCGCATCAGTAGTATCAATATTTGTACAAATATACAAAATTTTATTTATACGATCATAATAACGTTGTTTAAATTTTCCAACTGTATTTGTTGTTGGTGCTTCATCACCAAAGATTAAAAGACTAACGTCTTGATTAATTGCTCGAATATTATCAACAGTTGATACTAAACCCTGACCATCTTCACCATTCTAAATTTCAAAATCAAAATAAGTACCATCATTATAATTAATACGATATTTATCTTTTTCCCCTGGAGTATATGTAACATCAACCTCTGTAATAGATTCGATACTTTTAGCATTTTTGATAGTAAAAGTGGTAGATTTTCCATCTTCAAAATTAATAGTATAAGTATCAATTTGTCCACTTGTACTTGGCCCTGTTATAGATGTAATACCAATACCATTTTTCACCTAAAAAGTAGTAGTTCTTCCATCTGTAAATGTTACTGTATAAGTATCAATAAGCCCATCCGCACTTGATCCAGTTTTTGTAATATTACTAATAGAGGCGCCAGTATCGCCTTTTTCAGCAACTATTTTCCAATAATTTTCATTATTTATATTAATGTTTGCTGGTACATCCTATTTAGCAATATAAGAATTACCATTATAGCTAACTAAGTCAAGTCTCGTATACGTATTATTATTATTCCAAATTCCTTTTGGTACAATACTTACTCTACCAATATTTCTTGTAATTACACTCATATTTACCTCCATTAGGGCTCTTCATAAGTAAATATTAAATTTCCAGTATCCGGATTAATTGAAAAAGCCATGGTATCAGCAATGTTTTTGGAATAATCTGCCCAATATTTTGCATTATTATTATACTATAAATCTGGATCAGTTACATCAATCTCAATTTTATTACTAACATTTGCTAAACCACTTATAGTTATACCATATTCATCTAAGTCTATGTTTGACTTATTATCTCCTTTCGTGCTTTCAATAGACCAAGAATAAATATTATGTCCCTAATCATCAGTTGCTGCTGAAATACACTATATAGTATATTTATTTGACGCGCCTGGATCAATACCTACTTTTTCACAAAATATATCTTTATCAATATTACATGTAAAAGTAGAACTACCAATGATTTTATATGAAAATGATTCTCCGATAACTGGGATACCACTTCTTGTACCAGCTGCCCATGCTTCAGATTCATAAATAATATTATTAGCACTATCAACAATTCCTTGTAAATAATTAAACTCATTACTAGAAAATACTTCATTAGTAATATCTGGCATAGCCATTATTAACAAAATAAATGATACAGTTGAAAGAATTTCCTAATTTGAACTATATAAAACTATATCTGCATAACCACGACCATGTACTGCAAGCGCCTATGAAGTTAAAACAACCTAAACTGTATTATTATTATAATCAATATAAGCTTCATTTAAAATAGCTTTTCCATCTGGTTTTTTTAAACGAAAATAAGCAGTAACTCCAGCATCAATAACATAAGGAATACCATCTTTTGTAATATGAACTATAATAATACGACTACTAGAATCACTCTATTTTGCACCAACAACCGTATATGCAGTATTTGAGTTAACATCAAGTGTTATTTCTTGTGTATATTCCATTGTCAATACCCCTTAAAATAAAACTTATCTTTTAATGTAGAACAAATTTAATTAATATTATAATTCAATTTAACTATTAATGTATTCGCTCTCAAGAATAAGTAGGATAGTAAAATAATTACTATATTTTTTTAGTTATAAAAAACCCTCAGAAAACTCTGAGGGTTTTAATTAAAGAAATAAATCATTTACCATTTCTGAAAGTGAAGACCATTCTTTACGTACATCATCAGAAGAATAAGTTTTATGATATGCACCATATTTCTTACAAAATTCTGAAAGTGCACGATCATATTCCAGTCGAGCATCTACCCATTTCTTGCGCGCCGCCTCTACTTTTTCTGCATCTGCCTTACGTGCATTTGCTTTATTAGTGACTTCCATTTCCGCTTCTTTAAGTGCATTTACAGTATCATATACCTTATTAGTTACTTCGCTATAATATTTCATAATAAATATCTCCTTTTATATTTATATTAACGTGTTCCTATCCACGTCTATAAATATTATAGCATAAGTTTTTTAAAAAGTCAAAATTTCTTTGATTTATAGTTTGGTGGGCAAAAATCATTGGCCGGCCGCCATCTCCATCCTTCATTCTCCCAAATAAGAAACCAAGTTTTGCCATATTCATCACAAGTTGCAGTTAATACTTGAACTATTTCATCTGTCTTAATTTTCTTTACCTTAAACATTTTATCACCTTCTACTTATATTATATAACAAAATTATTTAATAATCAAATTATCAGAGTACTACTAGACTTCTTCAACTTTTTGTTGATAGATATTACATTGGAGGTGACTATTTTGATAATAGGGACAACACCTACTTTTACTTTAAAAGTCACTGATGATGAAACTTTAGATTTTACATCGGTTGAAAAAATTTATTTTACTATTAAACAAGGAAGTATTTCTTACACAAAAACAGGTGAAGATGTTACGATAATAGATAGAAATACTATTTCTGTAACATTTACTCAAGAAGAAACTCTTTCTTTTAAATACAATTTAACTGCTGAAATCTAGCTTAACTGGATTTATGAAAATGGTGCCCGTGCTGCTACAAGAATAAAAACTATTAATCTCTCTAAAAACTTAATAAGAGAGGTACTTACGTAATGAAAGTAGAACATGGAATTGCTTTAGATGATGGCAGCACTATTGAATTAAATATAGGTACTAATAATTATAATTTAGATTTTGCTGAAAGTATTAATCCAGGTCCACCTTCACAGGGGCAAGATTATAATAACTTAAGAAATAAACCGCAAATTAATTCAACTACATTATAGGGTAATATTTCTTTATAGTAGTTAGGTCTACGTTCTATTCTATATGGTAAAACAGCAGATTGGAACTCTCAACCAGATTTAATTGGTGAAGAAGGTACTATTTATATATATTCTGATTATTAGACTACAACTATTGACAGTATAAAAAAAACTACCCCTGGAATAAAAATAGGAGATGGGAAAGCCTATTTAATAGATACTCCTTTTATTGCATAGGACCAACAAGCTTTATTTCAGCATATATCTAATTCAGAAATCCACACAAATTCATCTGAAAAAAATTTTTGGAATCAAAAAATTACAGGGTTTATGGACACTCAAGACCCAGAGAATTTAATTTTTTCTAACATTTAAAGGAGGAAAATAAATGGCTGATATAAGTAAAATTACTCTGCCAACTGGTAGTACTTATAATTTAAAAGACCAACAAGCCCGTAATGACATCGCCGCGATTCAAGGTGCAATTTCAGGTGGTGTCACTTTTATGGGAGAAACAACTACAGCACTAACAGATGGTTCTACCGCGACATCTATTGTTGTTAATTCAGCAACAATTACAGCTGTTAAAGGTTATTTAGTAGTTTATAATAGTAAAGAATTTGTTTTTGACGGAACTAAATGGGTTGAACTAGGTGATTTAAGCCTTATTGGAGATTTGGGCTGGAAAGATAGTGCATCCGCTACATATACTCCAGCAGGAACTGTATCATAGCCTACATTTACTGGGTCATCAACTACCTCAACAGGAAAATTTACTCCAGATGGAAATGTTACAGTTACAACAAATTCAACAAGTAATAAAACAGCAACTGTAGCTCCAGCGAATTCTGGTGCAGCAACATATACTCCAGAAGGAACCGTGGCAGCACCAACGATTTCAGTAGAAACTGCAGGTTCCACAACAACTGTTAATAGTATCACCGAAGTTGGAACACTCCCTATACTAACAACTACTGTTGCAAATGAAACATTAACTATTGGTTTTGACCAAGGTACTTTACCTACAAAAGGTGCTAATTAGACTGTAAAAACTGGTGATGCAGCATATCAGGCAACTGCTCCAACCTTTACTGGGACTGGTGTCAGACTAGTTACTGGAAATATTGCAGTACCAAGTACATATACTGCTACATTTACTGGGACAGAAGGCGACATTAATGTATCTGGAACACCGAGTGGTACTGTTTCTCAGCCAACCTTTACTGGTACATAGGCAACAATTACTGTTACTTAATAAGGAGGTGTTAGCTTATGGCTGATATTTCCAAAATTAAGACACTAGATGGAACGACATATGACATAAAAGATAGCTTTTCCAGAAATTCTATTTCTTCATTAGCAATGTATCATCGCACGAACTGTAATATGGTTATGTTCGGTGATAGCTGGACTGTAGGCGGATCGGCAAGCACAACTTCTAAAAGATATGCTTCATTGGTTTGCGAAATGCTAGACATGATGGAGTACAATTTTGGCGTAAATGCTGCTGGATTTACTCGTTCTGGAAATACTTTTATTTCTCAAGTTGAAACTGCTAATACAACCATGACTGATGACGAAAAAGTAAATACAGGAATAGTGAGCATAATAGGCGGAGTAAATGATTTTAGACATATGGATGATTCTGGAAGTGAAATTTCATTAGACACTTTTAGTACAGCAGTCATAACTTGCATAAATAGAGCACATGCTGTATTTCCAGATGCGCTAATTGTTCTTGGTCTTAGCAATTCAAACTTAGCTTGGTATCCAGACACAATGCAGCATTGGATGAGCTATACTGCTAGAAAAGCTGAGATGAGTGCAACCTACCCGTTATTAATAATTAAAAATCTTGCCGCTAGTGTTAATGGCGTAACAAGTAATTATGTTTCAGATCATCTACATTTAACAGATGAAGGTCATGCGCGATTTGCTGCGCATATTGCAAATGCAATCCTGGGTGGCGGACAAGATGTTTATTATTATATTGGAACTATAGTTAAAAATTCATTTATCAATTCTTATGAGCTTGAACCGCATCTTTTTAGAGAGAATAATATAGTTCGATTAACGAGTTGGAAGCCGAATATGGCAAGTGATTTTAAAGGTGACCATGTTATTGCTACTTTATCAGATAGTGCCATAGCACCAAAACAAACTATTTATCATCCGTGCTACTATGGTGATAGACAAATTGGACAAATCGCAATTACTCCAAGTGGAAATATATGGTTTCTTGAACAACCATACAATATCACAAATCCTGTTTTTCATATTAGTGTACCATCGTTTACATCATTCCCATTAACAGTATCTGATTCTAAAATTACAACTTCATCCAGAATAATAAATTGCATTTTTAGTAATCCAGAAGCAATAATTGGTAATGTATCATGGTCAACTGATACTGCGGGAAAATTAGTATTGTCTGGTTCGATTAATGGCAGTACATCCATTGAAATAGATTTCATAGATACGGAAAAATATAATAGTGCGAATATAATTAAAACTTCACTTATGATTCCTGAAATATCTTGGACATTCAATGGTGCAGAAGGAAAAACTTAATAATTATTTTAAAGGAGATTTATTATGTCAAGTGGAATTATATCACGTGAAGAATACTATAAGTCTGGAGACACTTTTGAAATTCCATCATCAGGTATACGAGCAAACTTTTCAGGATTAATTACAAACGGTACCAAAACAATTAGTATAATGATATCACTTCCTAAAATGTTACATAATGTATCGGGTATTACTGTTTCTTCATGTGTTGGTGGACTACGAGGAGTTAGTGGATATATTGATGGCACTACTGATTCAACAAATTTGCTGAATAATTATACAATTACTGCTAGTAAAGTATTACCATGCTATATTCAATTAAATATTGCAAAATCATCAGCATTTACAAATGTAAATAATAATACACCTGTTAATTTTAATGGCTTTTTAACATTACAATTTTCATAAATAAAAATATAAATAATATTATAGTTAATAAAATAGAGATTTATATTTTTAATATAAATAATTACAGTTATTTAATTTTAATAATACTAATTAAATTTGAATAAATTTAAATTTTATGATATACTAAAATCAGAAAAATAGGCGGAGCCTTAAAATATAATAATGTATCGAGAAGTAAATTTGACTTCTCGATATTTTTATGCTATAATATTTATATAATGAAACAGTAGGAGATAAATAAATAAATGAGTTATGGAATAAATGATATTCAATCTCTTTCTTTTAAAGATGGAGTAAGGTCTTGGTGTGTTTATAAACATACTTTAAAAGAGACTGGTTAGGTTTATATAGGTTAGACCAACAATATTAAAAATAGATGGAAACCTAGTGCTTATAAGAATTGTATTAAATTTTATAATGCTATTCAAAAATATGGTTGGGATAATTTTGAACATGAAATTCTTGCTAATGAGCTTACCCTTGAAGAAGCAAATGAACTAGAAACAAAATTTATCATTGAGTACGATTCTATTAATAAAGGTTTTAATTTAAATACTGGTGGAGATAATAAACTTGCTTCACCAGAAACAAAAGAAAAAATGAGTAAAACACGAAAAGGAATACCTAAATCAGAATAGCATAAATAGGCAATTAGTGAAGCATTAATCGGATATAAATAGACTGAAGAACATAAAAAACGTAATAGAAAAGCACAACATAGGAAAAGTGTTGAATGTATAGAAACTGGTGAAAAATATGACAGTCTAGCAGAAGCGGAAAGACAAACTGGTATTTTAGGAGAAACTATTAGTAGACAAATTAGAGGAATATAGAAAACAACTCAAGGATTACATTGGAGATTTA